TGGCTAAAAATCCTAAAGCATGGAAGCTGATGAAGAAATATAATATTAATGATGTTAAATTAACAGAAGAAGTTTATAATAGATTACAAGGTTGGATTAACATTCACCCTAATCACAATATATTATCAGAAGGTGTAGTTTGCCCTAATTGTGGTGGTAATCATTTACAGAAAAGGGGAACATCATTAGCATTAACAAAAGTTTGGCAGAGAGTACAGTGTCAGGATTGCGGAAAGTGGTCAAAGTTAAACAAACCAATAGAAACAATAAAATCAAAGTCGGCTTTGCCCATATAAGGAAAATAGAAATGGATGTTAATTTAATCGCACTACATATGCTAGATAAAACTATTGACAATGTAGAAGTAGTTGGTGGCGATTCTGAAATGATTATTTCTTTATCTGATGGAAGCTCTATAGAACTAATAGTAGATAGTATTTACATGAATATCCAAGATTTAGACGATTAAGTAGTTTAAACAACTTGTCTGAAGTCCGCACAAGCCTCGTGGTGCGTTTTAAATTGATTAGTTAAGGGGTAGCCCTACCTATTAAGCATATATTCTTCTTCCAACAATAGTTAATAAATTGTCCATAGCTAAATCTAAATCTCTTTCATAGAACATAGGTTTGTTTCCGCCTAGCCATTTATAGTAAATAGCTTTTTTTTGGTCTATAGATAAACTATCTATACAAGCATTAACTATTTTTACATTATTATTATCAGCTTCTCCTAGCATTTCTTCAAACACATCAGAAGTAGATTCTCCACCACTAGAAAGATAAGATGTTTTATTAGGATAGCCTAACCTATGTGAATCTTTTTTCATCCATTTAGACCAATCTTCTAATATAACTGTAAGCCTAGATATTCTCAAAAAATACCCCAATCTTTATTTGTTTTTCTAATTTGTTTAGATGTCATAGGTTTAGGTAGTTTAAACGCACCATTTTTTTCAAGCCTTTCTAACACACTAATGCCAACACCAGAATAAATTGAAATTTTAGCTCTACTTGCGTTTGGTTTTCTTTCTATAAACTCTTTAGCTCTTTTTTCAAATACTTTTAATTCATCACTTGTATAATTACTTCTTTGTTTTTCCATACAAATCTCCTTAACTTATATCAACAATTCTACTAACCCATTTGTTATCTTTTTTGTGCCATCCTTCTACAAGTAACACCCAGTTAGCATCACGCAGATGGCTGATAGCATCACTATTTTCCATTTTCTTTACCCTAGCACTAATATTACTGTAGCTAGTTACCTGAAGCCCTACTGTGTTTCCTTTTGTATCTATTGCTAATATATCTATAATGCCAAAAAGGTCTTGCCTAATCTTCGCAAATGCGTTCCACCTTTCTACTATTGTTACGAGAGGATATTCTTCTTTTTCTCGAAGCCTTTTTAATGTCCGTTGTGTTGGTGATATCGCCATTTTTGTCCTTATTTTTGTTGTTAAAAATCCTATCGTAATTATCAACAAACTTTTTATTGTCTGTTGGTCTGCGACCACTCCCCTTACTCATTACTTTCTCCTGTAAAAGTTCTTGTATCTACTCCAACAAAACCACAACTCTGCCCTTCTTTAATAGTATCAAAATCAAAAGGACTAGGGTCTACATGATTTTTTGGTATCATGCTGTATTCTTTTAGTAGGCAGCTTGCTGCTTTGTATTGATTACAATGTTCATCATAGTAAACCATTGCTGAAGGGCAGTCATTAAAATACCCAACAAACTCTAAATCATCATAATTACCACTTAAACTTACAGTCAATATAAACAAACCTTCAGCTAACATAAATTACTCCTGAAATTTTCCTTTAGTAATAACTTTTCCTGTTGATTCATGAACAACATAAAATTCTTTTTTGTTGTATGTCATAGTGTAATGATACCCTTCCCAAATCCACTTATGGTCTTGTAACGCTTCTTTATTTTTCTTTAGTATCTCTTTACCCTTTGTCATTTTTTTCACTCCAATTTACATATACTATTGTTTCACAATTGGGACAACTAAAATTAGACATAATTAAATATTGCTTATCATCTTCGTCATCATTGTCATGGTCACCACCCCATATCATTTCTACATCTTTACACTTTGGGCAACTTATCATTTTTATCCTTATTTTTACAAACACCAGTCATATTAAAACTACCCATGCTTGTTTCTAAACTACACCACCAATTTTTTCCATCATGGTAACAAGCATATTTATTACACACATTACATAGATGTGCTTTTCTTAAATTAATCTTCGTCATGCAATTCATCTAATTGCTTATCAATTAAAATTTCTTCCATAGTTTTTAATTTTTCTGTATCATTTTCTACATGAGCAATCAAATGATTTATATACCATTGAGCTTTTTTAAGGTCATTAACGCCATCTTTATTTTTCCAACGCCATATATATTTTATAATATTTCCTGTATCAGTAGCCTCAATTCCTGTAAGCCCTTCTACCACTCCTTCTATGCAGTCAATACACTCTAAGCCTTTATCAGACTTATAATGCTTTGGATTTACTAAATAATCAGTCATGCTTTTCTCCATTAAGTTTAATAATTTTCACTACTTGTTAATCATACATTTTATATATAATTTAGTTAGATTATAAGGTAAAATACTATTTTATCAACTAACTAAAGGACACCTATTATGTGGACAACACCATCTGCTACTGAAATGCGTTTCGGTTTCGAAGTAACAATGTATGTAATGAATAAATAATTATTAAGAAATAGGGGGGTGTTTAAACCCCCTTTTTTCTACCCTAGTTAAAATGGCAAATCTGCTTCTTCTTCTACAACAACTTCTTTTTTAGAGCTTGATTCTGGCTTTGAACTTTCTCCAGTATAAAACACTCTACTGTTACCCAATATAACACCTCTTGTACCAGCTTCTCTTTCGTCTGCTGTAACTGATTGTGTAATCATACCATTGTTATCATATTGGTCTTTTTCATCTAAATTAACGAAAGCAGTAATATTTAAATAAGTACCTTTTTCTCCCTTAATTAGTTTAGTTTTATCTATCTTACTTACATCTATACTTGCTGAAATTCCTACTGTTGCCATTAGTTATTCTCCTTAATTGATTTAATTATATCTTCAACTGATGTTAAAAATTCCTGTATATCTCCTTCACAACGACTTATTAAGTCATTATCTCTTTCAACTCTCTTGATAAAAAGTTGGTATTCTTTAGGAAAGTCAGGGTGGTAAGATACAAAGTCGCACCAATCTTTTCCTACACAAGCCATTTGCCATTGCATTTGGTGTATATATTTTTTAGCAATAACTCCTGTTTGTAATGTTTCTGTATGTGTCATAGGCTGTGGGCATTTAATTTCAATTAATCCGTTTAAACCAACTAACCCATCAGGGCTTGCTCCTGCCATTTTAATAGTAGGGTGGTCTATAAAGCCAACTTCCCTAACATCTTTTCCTATTAATAACTTCATTTTATTGGCATACTCAACCCTAGCTTTGTCTTCAAACTCCACACCATGAGCCATTGCAGAGTTCATAAAAACAGGAACTACCTTATTAGTAAGTCTTTCTGTAACTAATTGCATACGATACTTTCTTTTGTAAGTAGATTCGCCATTCCTTACTTTAACCATAACATCATCTACTTTACTAGCAGTTACCTTACCTAACCTAGCAGAGAACCATTCAGCACTTCGTTGTTCCATTATTTATTCTCCGCAATAATTTTTATCATGTAATCTTCGCATAATTTTTTATCATTTTCTGATTTTAAGGTTGTATAATAATTTCTTGCATTGGTAATACCCTCATCTGCATAAATGTTTTTAATATGCTCAAGAACATCATGTGGGGGGAGGTCTTCGTTAGCATAAATGTATAATCCAAGACCATGCAAAGCTATTGCCTTAACTAAACATCTCATCATTGCATTACTTAAATCATCACAATTAGGCGATTTTATAGCTTGATTGTTAAAATCAGTAACAGCAAGTTGGCAAGTCATAGGTTTTTTAAATGCTGTAACTGTGCAAAATACCAACATACTTCCATCAGGTAATGTTAATGGTTCTTTATATTCCCAGTTAGCATCAGGGTCTTGCTCAAGTAAAGTTTTTACAGCAAATACCCAACTTAAATAATTAAATCGCCCTTTCTTTTTTTTATGTTCATTTACATCTATTGCACTTAATTCTTTAAATTTGCTCATTTGTATACTCCAAATATCTGATTTATAACTTCTTGTGTGTATTGCAATCTTTTTTGCTGTTCAATTTCAATTAAATCAGCTTCCATTTCTGCATTAGTGATTACTTCTTGTGATTGTGCTTCTAGAATTTCTCTTGCCATTTCGTTTGATTTACTCATTTTTTTTCCTTCTTTTTAAAGGTTAATAAATTGTTTCTTGTTAATAGTATAACTAGTCAAATCATTTTGTCAAGCACTTATTGATTTTTTTATCTGCCTCATCAAATCCTTTAGACTTAAACACTTGCCCTTTATTGCTTGTTGCTTTATATTCAAAGTCTTTAAAATTGCGTTTAAACTCTTTTATTAATTCATTAATTGTCATGGTCGCTCCTTAAACCTTTGAGTTTCTTTACTAAACCAAAGTCCAAATGTTCCCTCAAAAGTATGATTCCTTTGTTTCTGTACCATTAAATAACAAGTACAAGGATTATCCCCTTCCTCTAATTCTTTTAACTCTATCTTCTTTTCAATATCTTTTCGTCTGTGTAAGCACAATATATTATCAGTTAAATTTCTAATATGGCTAGAGCCTAATATATGTGAAGCATCAGGTATAACTGTATCATCTGCTAACTTCTTTGTATGTGCAACTATAAAAACATGAATATTTAAATCTCTAGCAATACAGCTAATCTTATTAATAAACTTCTTTTGAGAGCCATAGTCATCTTCTGCAATGCTATCCACCTTCATTAAGCTATCTATAACAAACACATCTACATTTAAAATATGCTTTCCATAGTGCAAACTAGCCACTAAATCTTCTTCTGTAGTCGTACCTTTAGCATTAAATAACCAAAGTTTGTCTGTGTACTTCTCACAAAACTCTCTAATAGCTAACTCTGTAGGCTCTTTGTTGCCTGTTTGTTGTATCATTTTAGCAATTTGCAACACAGGTTTCATTTCCATACTAGCTACTAAAACATTTGTTGTCTGCATTATGTTCATTAATACTTGGCTTAAAAAAGTAGTTTTACCACTACCACTACTACCTGTTAAAATTGTAACCTCACCTTTCCTAACTAGGAAATTACAATCTGAATCTGTCTTATCAAATCCTAAAGAAAACCCACTCCCTTTTTCTTCCTTAAAATATTTAATAACTTCAGGTAATAAAAAATCTGTAGTCCTAACTTTAAAATCTTGTTCTTCTTCATAATATCCACCTTTTTGTAAGACTTCTTTAGTTATTGTGAGTTGATTTATAATTTCAGTAGCATTTAATTCACTCATAATACTCCTTTTAGTTCAGTAGGTTTGTTGGTAGTATCATTCCACCTTTCTTGATTTAAAATCGTTGGTGGTGAAGGATTAAAGCCCTCTTTCCATTCTTTTGTAGACTTCATTGTATTTGTCCAACTTATAATATCCTTACCAATGTTATCTAATTTTTTACTAGACCATAATTTTTCACAGCCTTTCTTATTATTTTTTCTTTTGTCAGGCAAAGAGTCCCACCATTCCTCAAACAACTTTGAAGGGTTTTTAATAACTTCTGCACTTGCTTGTATAGTTATAGAAGGTGTATATACTTTTTCTATATCATCACTAGACACTAAAAAACCTTTTGCACTTAAATTATCGTATGCTTTCTTTAAATCATTTTCTGATTGTCTTAATCTAAAAGCACAATTTTCCATGTCAGGCAAATTGCCATTAAATTGAGAAGCTAAATCCCATGCTTCCCTTAAAAACAATTTTTCTGTTGTAGATAATTTCATGTAAATATGGTCGTTTAATACATCTGCTCCATACATTTTATACCATGTCATTTTTTGTTGGTGCTTTGCATTTTTGGGTTTGTAATGCTGAAACTTATCCCAATTTTTTATCTTATACATAACTTTCCTTTTGTAAGTTTAAACACCTTTATTTAACAACTCCATTAATTCATACTGCCTTAACTTTGGAATTGAGCCTGTAATAAACCACTTACTAACTGCTTGTCTACTAATTTCTAATTTTCTTGCTATCTCTGATTGATTCTTAAAATTTTCTTTTACATACTCTAACGATATTTCTTGATTCATAATTGCTCCTTTAGTTTTAAAAATACAAGGGGTGTTGCCACCCCCTATAATTATGCTACTTCTTTTTCTAGCTTTAGTTCTGTTATGCTATCAACAGACCAATCTTCGTCTACTTCAAAAGTTCCTCTATCATCACCTAATCTATCATCATAAATACTACTATCTTTTCCAATATTGTTAGGTTCTATATCTCCTCTTTGTTGCTTATCTTCTATTACCTGTAAAGCATCATCTTCCGATTCTGCTTCAACAAAATATGTAGCTGTAATAGTTATTACTTTTTCAACATCTAGTTTAAACGCTTTCATTGTAACTCCTCTACTTATTGAATGAATGTATATACTAACAGGTAAATTAAGATTGTCAAGACTTATTTTAATCTGTTTGCCATTCATGATATATATATATTCTCTTTTCTTATCTTATCTAGTATATACAAAGTATAGATGTTGTCTATACTTAATTGTAAATAATGCTTGACAATAAAAATATATAGCATATACTTAAAGAGTAAACAAAAAAGGAGAGTGAAGATGAGTAAACAAATGATTTTCCCATTTTATGACATGTGGGGAGCAATGGATGTAGATGTAGAATTTGAGGGTATGCACCCTGATAAAACAATAGATTTTAATATCTGGGAAGAACCGAGTTCTGGAAATAAGTTTATTAGTTTTTATGGTTGGGATAAAGAAGCTGATAAAATAAACTATGTCAATTCAATAGGGTTTTATGAATTAGTGGAGGTAAATGATGAGTAAAGGAACTAATGAATATGTTGATGAGGAAGACGGAAGACTTTATCAAACACCAGAGCGTGACCCTGATAGAGATTATGATGATTGGAAGATAAGACAACTTGAAAAAGAGGAGAAAAATAATGAAAAATAATAATAGTGCAACATGGTTAGCAACAGGATTATTTATAGGTAGTCTTGTAGGCATGGGGTTATTACATATCTATGAAACTTATCAAGAAAACACTACACCTAGCGAGGTAGTGTGTAACAAAGGAAAAGCGTTTGAACAGGCAAATTATGGTGCAAGTGTTTATTTGAAAACTGATACAGAATGCCTTGATGTTGATTTCATAGGGGTAAAATAATAACGCTTGACATTATTTGAAACTAGGATAAACTTAAAGAGTAAACAAAAAAGGAGAGCAGATATGAGTAGAGCAGATGCGATACAAGATTTATATGAAGAATTTTATATTGAGTTATCAAAAGAAAACAATTTAGAGTCAACTGCTTTAGTTTTAGAAGCATTGCGATTGGCTAATGAAAACTATGATAGGAGAGTTTAAACATGGGTAAAATAATATTTGATATGCCTAATAGAAAATTAGAAAATGCAGTAAAAGAAAAAATAAATAAGGTTGATGAACTTATTAAGTTTAGAGATATGGTTTCTGAAATTCATATCTCTAGGTATAACCAACAAGAATTTGCAACGATTGTAACTCATATCTATAAAGCAATTATTGATGAAAGATAAGTTAAATAAGGGGTGGCTAGGGTATCACCTAGCTACTTTTAATCGCTGTATGGCTCTTATATGAAGCCAATAAAATGAGTTTAGACAATAAAGCAAGGAAATAACATGAATACAAATACTAAAAGACTTTTTAAAGGAATTTTATCTCAAGCTATGGTTGATGCTTTATATGTTTTTGATGATGACGACAACAAAGAGGAAGCAAAATATTTAAAAAAATTAGCTAAATGGAAAATTCAATATATAGAAAGAGAGAAAATTCATGAAGAAAAATTAAAAGAATATTTAATTTATAAAGAAAAAAAAGAAATAAAGCATGAAGGAAAATTAAAAAAATATGAAGAAAGCAAAAAGAAAAATGTTAGATATAAAAGAAAACAACCTAACATGGAATTTGTAAAAAGAGAACCTAAAAAAGATTATTTAGCACAAAGACCTGTAAGAAAACAAACTGAAGTAGAGTTTAAACGAGATGCTTTAAATTGGTTATATGGTCGTGATAAAAAAGATTTATGGATTTTAGAGTTATGTTGTGATGTTTGCAATGTAACTCAAGAACAAGTTATAAGAGTAATTGAAAAACATCATAAAGAAAAACCTATCAAGGAGAATTTTTTTGAAACATAGTAATTATAAAAAGAAAAGTGATTTTGTAGCAATAGAAATTTTTATTAACAGCGAAGGAAAAGAAACTAAACTTACTTGGGATTATAAAGATAGATTTCCTACTGAAGAAGAAAAACAAGCAACTAGGCAGTGGGTAAGAGATGAGAATAAAAGAAATAGTTTAAACGCAGAAGCAAAAAAGATAAATAAAAAGGTTGACAAACTTTGACAAGGTGCTATACTTAAAAAGTAGTCAGGTAATTAAAGAATGTTTATAGGTGGGATAGTTTAAAAGTTTCGGCTTTGAGGAAATATTCTACTAACGATATGTTGAAGGCTTGATGATTTGTTTGCAAACTTATCTGAAAGTTAGTGGGGCGAGAATCCCCATACATCTTGCTTAGAGGTGTACTCTAAAGCTAAATCGGTTTATATAATGTGGAAGCATTATGTAATTTAAGGGAAAACCAGTCATGGTTGAATATAACCAAAGGTTAGGTAATCTACCTCTATGTATAAGTAGATATTACCGAGAACAGCAGACCATAAATTGTTGCAACTTTTTATGAGAGCAGTGTAGGTTCGACTCCTACTCCAACCTATAAACATTTTTTAATTATATTTTTAATAAAAAGGAGTTTAAACATGAAATCATTATTATTTGAATTATTAAATAAAGCAACAAAAAGCGATATGGAATTTTTAATTTGTGATAATCAAGATGGAACTGTTTTTATGTCACAGAGAAAAAAAGCCACAGAAAAACAAATAAAAAAAATGTATGAAACTTACGATATTGGGGAATGTTTTATTTTATTTCCTCATAATAATATGGTAAGTAAAATTCATTATGACAATGATTTTCAGTCTTTTACAGATACTAGCGTATTTAAAGGAAAGTATATTTTATGGACTGAACTATCAGAAAAAGAAAATAGAATTTCTGACGGCTCATCTAGTTTATGGGAATTTTGGAATTTAGATAAATTGAGAGATAAATGGGCAGTTTTTTATAAATATTTATAAGGATTTTTTATGATTAAATGGGATAGTTTTTTGGTAGAAAAAAGAAAAAAAAGGAATTGCAGTATTTTATTTTTTTTCATAGGGATTATTTTTACAATTATTTTTTATGAATTATTTTTATTTTAATTATTTTTATTTTAATTATTTTTTTAAAAAATTATTAGTTTTTTCTTAATTCCTTTTTAAAGCTAATGATTTTATTAGAGGGTTTAAACGCCCTCTATTTTTTTATCTAAAAAGTTTGTTTAAACTTAATAATTAATGATAAGTAAAATTAATTATTAATAGGTTGACATATAAAATATTTAAGTTATTATAAGAGAGTACCAAAAAGAAAAGAAGTTAAATTTTAAAAAGGGGTTTAAACATGAAAGTTGAAAACATGAAAAGCGACAAAGGAAATTCAGTACCAAATCAGTTCATTATATATACTGACAAAGGCGTATTTTTTCAATCGTACAATTCTATTATATGTAAAAGAACGGAAAATAAAGTTTTTTTAGATTCTTATTACTGGAATTATTCAACAACTACAGCAAAATATAGAAGGGATTTTTTAAATGAAGGGGTAAACGATACAAGAAAAAAAATAAAATCAGGTGAATATATTTTAACTAATTTAAATTAAAAGGGGATAATTATGAAAGGTATTCATAGAATAGTATTTAAAAAAAATATTGATAATGTTTTTGTAGATGTAGAATATATAAAAGCGAAATCATCATTAATGGCAGAATGGAAAGTTTCTGATATGTATAATATAAGCAGAAACTTAATTTTATCATCATCTTTATATAAAAAAGGGGTTTAAACATGAAAACAGAAACTTACGAGCAAATGGAACGAAGGTTATCTATAAGGTCATGGTTTTTGGTTGCAATAGCTTTATTAATGCCATTAGTACCTATTACATTAA